TTGAGTTCTCGTTCGGTGACGAGTTTGGACCCCCAGAGTCTGTCTCTGCAATACTCATTTGCTGCTTCCCATTTTGCTGTGTTTGTGGCAAAGGTTTTGACTTCAGTAACATAAGTCTTGGTCTTTTTCTTTTGTGGTTTAGGACCTTCAACCTGTCTCTTTGGTTTGACCTCAATAAGATATGATTTTACTTTGCCATTCTTCTCTCTCACTTTCATCCAGAAGTCTGGAAAATAACGACGCCATCTATTTGTGACTGGATCCTTGTATGGTATGGCAAGTTCTTCTGACCACCATTCCAATACATTGTGGTTTGTGTCACACCACTTCATAAACTTTCTTTCCCACAAAGAACGGTATACAACACCTGTAGGATCACCTTTATACTTCTTATAATTGATGACTCTGTATTTTCCTTTGTATGTCACTATAAATACATATATCAAACCATATGTATATTTATGGCAACCGTAAGAGGACTACAGAATTTCATGCAGGCCATTGGCAAGTCTGGTGGTATTTCTGCGTCAAACTTGTATGAATTTGAAATTCAACCTCCAGTAAATTTTGATAAGCCAGGTGCAAAGAAAACTGTTCTCTCCCTTTCTGAGTTCTTTAAGAGAAATGTAACGGATTCATTTCTGAACTTGGTGGGTAGTGGCAATGCTTTAAATTTACAGTTGCTATGCAATGAAATACAGTTGCCAGGTGTGACATATTCAGCATTTGATGTAAAGTCAGTGCATAAAGGTATCACACAAAAGATGGCAACAGCAAAGGTGTATAATGAATTAGATGTCAGTTTCTTTATGGACGGAACATCTATGCCATTAAGATTTTTTAGAGCATGGCAAGACTACATTCAAAATGGTGTGCATGGCACTGGTTCACAATACTATCTGAATGATATACCATATAAAAGAGCATTTGCATCCAACTACTATGAAGATTATGCATGTGATATAATATTGCGTAAATTAGAGAAATTTGAACTCCATAAAAAAGAGGACGATACACCACGGACTCTTGATCTAGAACCTACATACAGAACTGCATGGTCAGCAAGATTAGTAAAAGCTTATCCATATACTGTTGCATCTATACCATACTCAGCAGGACCTGCACAACTTGTTAAAGTGACTGTAGGATTTTACTATGAATATAGTGACTTAAAAGTAGATGCGAAACCATTAGCATTCCAATAGGGTGCTATATAATATACTGATTTTATAAATTATGCCATTACCTGAGATTGCGACGCCAATCTATACATTAACACTTCCTTCTACAAAGAAGAAGATAAAGTATAGACCATTCCTTGTCAAAGAACAGAAGTTATTGATATTGGCAATGGAGAATGAGGATCAAGAACAGATATTAGACGCCATAACAAACACTATACAAGCATGTCTACTTACAAAGATAGATGTGAAGGATATGGCATTGTTTGACATAGAATATCTTTTTATGCAAATACGTGCTAGATCTATTAGTGAAGAAGTTGAGATGAAGGTTACATGTCAAGATGATGGTGAGACAACTGTGGATATTAAGTTCATGGTAGATGATATTAAGGTTAATTTTCCCAAAGGTCATACTAATATAATTAAACTGACTGATGATCTGACTGTTGAAATGAAGTATCCTGATATAGACTACTTCACTAAAATTAATTTTATGGAGGAGACACCTGATGAATACGAACTTGTGGCTAAGTGCATCAAAAGAGTTTATGTTGGTGAGGATGATTACACATCTGATTCACTCGAAGAGTCTAAGGCGTGGGTAGAAGGACTTACTAATCAACAGTTTGAGAAAATTCAACAGTTTTTTGAGACAATGCCTACATTAAGGCATGTATTAAAGGTAAAGAACCCTAAGACTAAGGTTGTAAATGAGGTTGTTTTAGAAGGATTATCTGATTTTTTCGTATAGCCCTCTTTCACGAGGGCATCATGACCTTCTATCAGACTAATTTTTCTCTGGTACAACACCATAAATATAGCTTGACAGACATCGAAAACATGATGCCTTGGGAACGTGAAGTGTATGTAAACATGCTTGCACAACACTTACAAAAGGAAAGAGAACGAATCGAACAGGAACGTAGATCCTAATGGAAACAGGAGCAATCGGCAATCTTTTAAAGAACTCCATGCAAAGTTTATTTGCAGGGGTAGCTGGTGCTATCGTAAAACCTAGCGGTGGTCTTGTACCTGCAATTGTACCTGTTCCTATAGATGATGTTAATACACAGTATGCAAGTGATCTACAGACATACGAACCAGCTGATAAGAAAGAAGATAAAGAAGAAGAACCAAAGAAAGAAGTTAAAGACACTATAGAACAAGTAGTGCCAAGGGTTGCACAACAAAAGAACTTACCCTATAATGTTGAAGTTGAACTAGCAGAAGGAGCAATAGTAAGACGCGACACAGTTGCGAGAGTAGGAGAAGCAGGTCCTGAAGCAGTCATTCCCATTGACAAATATAAGAAATCAGTAGAAGCAATATACAAAGAGGGTGCAGCGTTACTCATCAGTTCTTCTCTTGGTTTCTTAAAGACCTTACCCGCATCCCCTGCTAAGGGTGGTGTAATGTCAGAAGTAAATAAAATTGCTTCTGTATTTGGTATTGCTGAGACACCTAAACCAAAACAAGTTATTGGTTTAAAGAAGAAGTTAGCATGGTGGGGTGGCATGGGTGCTGCTTCTACTGCTACTGCTATAATAACTGGCAAAGGTGAAGACAGTAAAAAAGGTGGCGGTGGAGGAGGAAATCCTCTCTCAGGTTTGGTAAGGGGATTTAATAACCTCCGCAAGATGAAGTTAGGTAAAAGACTAAAGAGTTTAAAGAAGTTTAAAGTTGGGAGAAAGATAAGAAATATTGTAGCGGGTGGTAAAAAGGCAACAAAAGGTATATCTAAAGTCGCTAAGTCGGGTGGTAAGTTACTGAAAGGTGCAAGCAAGGCAGGAAAGGCGTTACTGAAGAAAGGTGCAAAGAAAGTTGCTGCTAAAGTTGGTGGCAAGGCAATAGCAAAAGTAGGAGCAAAAGCATTGGGTAAAGGATTATTGAAGAAGATTCCGTTTGTGGGTCTGGGTGCAGGATTATTATTTGCAGGACAACGCTTGATGGCGGGTGATATGAAAGGTGCATTGCTTGAGGCAGCATCTGGTATTGCAGGAACTATACCTGGCGTTGGAACTGCTATATCAGTAGGTTTAGATGCTACACTTGCTGCTAAAGACATGGGCGTATTGCCAGGTCAAAAGGAAGCAGAACAGCAACAAGAAGGGTTACAAGCACCTGATCCTATGAAAGACATGTATGGTAGACCTATTGTATTGAACCCATCTACCATGAAAGCATGGAAGAAGGCAGTGAACGCTGCAGCAAAAGATGGTATTGATCTACCAAAGTCAGTTACATCATCATTCAGAAGTCCAGAACAGCAGCAAGCATTGCTAGATGCTGCAGCAGCGGGAGATAAAAATGTTATGACTCCTGCTGCAGTTGGTCAGTCACCACATGGACAAGGTTGGGCGGTTGATATTGATTACTACTCAAAAGCAAACGAGTGGATGAGAAATAATGGTAGTAAGTTTGGATTTAAGTGGCAGGGTGAAGCGGATCCAGTTCACTTTGATTTCTGGAACAACGAACCTAACAACAAGTGGTTGCAACCTGGCAATACTGACTGGATGCCTAACTCAAAAGAAATGGATCCTGTTGGTAAAAAGTCTAGTAGTCAAACACAGATGCCAAGTTCTACCTCTCCTAGTAACGGAGGAACTGGATCTGCTGCAGCATCGACAATAAATAATGAACCAGTGACACAGGGCACTAAAGATCCTACTACTGGAGAACCATTAATTATTCCTGTAACAGAACCTAGAGTTGTCTACGTTGATAGACCTAGTAGTTTTACAGGATCGAGAGCGAGGTTTAAAAACACCCGCAAAAGAACTATTATAGATCCAATGGGTAAGGGAGTGTTAACAAGTTAAATGAAATTACCTGGCGACTCTAACAAACAAGACAAAGGTGTATCACATGAGATGATGCAGCGATCTCTGCAGTCACAACGTCGTGTGGTGCAGAGAGTTGGATTGCTTGAGGATAGAGTTGATCAGATAGAGTCAGCCGAAGTAGAGCCAGGTGTAGATATTGGTGACTTAGCAGATGGTGCTAAGAAAATTGCTAAGGGTATAGGCAGAGCAGCAGGAAAGGTAGGTGGTGCTGTAGGCAAGTCCATAGGCAAGAACGCATCGTTACTTGCTGATAAAGCAGGTAAAGGTATAAAATCAGCAGCAGATGCTACTGGCAAAGGTATTAAGAAAGGTGTCAAAGGTGCAGCAGATGCAACTGGAAAAGGAATCAAAGGTGCTGCAAGTGCAACAGGTAAGGCAGCGGGTAAAGGTATAAGAAACGTAGGTAAGGGTATAAGCAACTTCCTAAAAGATAAAGCAAAACAGGCACAGGCACTAGGTAAGAAAAAGAAAAAAGGAAAAGGAGAGGGTAAATCTGAGGATACACCGTCATCAACATCAGGTAGTGACAATGTAAAACCACCACAGCCACCAAACCAACCGATAGATCCATTGATTCCAGATCCTATTGCTGCACAAGGCAAGAGAGCTGATGGATCTACAATATATGATAAGAATGAAAGAGCAAGAGCGTTCTTTGAGGCACAAGGTAAACCTGTACCTGAGAGATTCCAAGCACCAGATCAAAATGTAACTGATAAGATTA